ATGCTTATTGGTGGCCGTGGCATCGGTAAAAGTTACGGATGCAAAAAGGTCATTATAAAAGACTTCTTAAAAAATGGTAATCAATTTATATGGCTTAGAAGATATAAAGAGGAAAAGAAAATTGCTAAGGATGGCTTCTTTACAGATATTAAGGAAGCCTTCCCTGGCCATGTATTTACAACAAAAGGAAACGATGCCTACATTGATGGTAAACTGGCAGGTGTATTTTTTGCACTATCTCAGGTTGGATCTTCTAAGGGTTCCGTCAAATTGCAAAAGCCGAGAACGTTAGTTTTTGACGAGTACGTTGTAGAAGTTGAAACGTGCGGTGCTAATGGATATTTCTACAAAGAAGGGAACATGCTGCTAAACTTCACGGAAACGTTTAGTCGTACAAGAAAAGATTTCAGACTTTTCATTTTGGCTAATAACACGAGCGTAACAAATCCTCTTTACGATATGTTTGGAATATCGTTTAAAGTAGGGGAAATTGGAAAACGTGTTTTACCTGAAATTTATGTAGAGCAGCTTGAAACTCCTGAAGAACTTAAAAAAATGAAGGATCAAACAAATCTTGGCAAAGTAATGAAAAAATACGCAAAAGATTTGTATGATTACAATGTAAACAACAAAGCACTATATGGTTCAGATAGTAAAATTGCAAAAGTTCCTATTGGTGCGCATCAGTATATGAACATCATAGATAAAAATATGGTGATTTATATATATATGAAACGTGACGAAATGTCACACAATAAGGTTTTCTATGCCGGTCTTAAAGGTCAGAAAGATTTTAGGCTTAGATACACCTTCGACTTAGAACAGGCTTCTGATGATGTAATCTTCGTAGATAAAACGAATCTATCGTTACCTATAAAAGACTTGGCGAATGTATACAAAAGAGGAAGGCTGTTTTTTGAAAATCAACAGGTAAAAAGCCTGTTAGATGAAAAACTTAAGAAATATTTATAAGGGGGTTTATTTAATGCCTGAAAACATTCTTGACGATGCTATTGACGTTCTGAAAGATGTACAGGAAACTACAATTGAAGATGTTTCCAAAAAGGACGAAGGGCCTGACAATGCGTCTGTTACAGTAGAAGAGACAGTAGACGATGAAAAGAAAGACGAAATCGTAGATTCTACAGTTGAAAATAAAGCAACCGAATCTCAGGGTGTCACTGCATCAGCTTCAGAGACTGTTATTCTGAAACAGGTAAAATCTATGCAAGACATGATTGATGTTCTGAAAACAGATCTCGAAGCAAGTAAAAAAACGGTTGAAGACATGAAAGCAGAAATTGCTGAATTGTTTTTCAAACCAACAGAAAATGAAACCGTCAAAAAAGATACTGCAGAAGTATTTGACGAGTTGGCTAAATTTTTTTAATTGAAAGGTGGAAATGAATAATGGCAAGTAAAGCCGCAAAAACAGGTGCTGCTGTCCTGAACGCAGTTCGTGCACAAGCATCTCCTGCATACAAAGCTGCCGTTCCTATGGCAAATGCTGATGGCAATATCGAGGATTTTGCTCGTCCGCTTTTCCTGGAAGGACAGGACTATGCTCCGATTCAAAATGAGTTTATTGATGTTCTTGTAAATCGGATTGCATTTACTCTGATTGAGTCTAAGATGTGGAATAACAGACTTTCACGTCTTAAGAAGGGCTATAAGGCTCCTCTTGGAACAGATATCCAACACATTTATACGAATCCTATTACTCCTCACAAATACAATGCTGCTGCATTTGATGCTATTCTGAAGCAATATGATGCAGATACAGTTGTTGCTTATTACCGTCGTAACCGTCAGGAAGTATTTCCTGTTACGATTATGCGTGATTTGCTGGCTGGTGCATTTGTATCTTGGGAGACTTTCAATAGCTTCGTGTCTAACATTATAAATGCTGTTTATAGCGGTAATGAGATTGCTGAGTACAACCGTTTGAAGCAGTCCGTTAATGGTGCTCTGCAGGGTGACTACCTGGTACGCAAGTATGTTGCATATCCTACAGCTGAAAATGCAAAGGATATCGTAAAGGAAATCAAGACTGTTGCATCTCAGATGATGTTCCCCCGTTCTGATTTCAACCGTTATCAGGAAAACGCTATTAAGAACGGTAAGGTTGATGCAAAGCCTGTTATCACTTGGTCTGAACGTGATCGCCTGGTTATTCTGATGCGTTCCGACATTCTTAATGCTCTAAGCGTAGAGGTCCTGGCTTCTGCTTTCAATATGACAGAAGTTGAGTTCCGTGCAAATCTAATTGAAGTTGATAGCTTTGATTACGATACGTATAATGACGATGGTACTCTGAAAGAGCACGTAAAGTCTGATGTAGGATTTATGATTGCTGATGAGTCACTGTTCCAGGTGTATGATAATCTGATCCGTTCTGGCGGTCAGTGGAACGAAGGAAACCTGTCTTGGAACTACTTCTTCCATGTATGGCAGTCTTACGGCATTTGTCCGTTTGCTGATTGCGTGGTTTATGAAGTGGGTGACAGCACTCCTCCGGTCGGAGTTACTACAGACAAAACAGCTGTTAGCTTGACTGCTGAAAAGACAAGCGACACTGTAACCTATACTCTGGTTCCTGACACTGCAGCTGCAGAGATGGAGATGACTAAGATCTCCTCTACTAAGGATGGGGAAGCATTTGCTGACGATTTTGTAACTGTAACAATCGACCAGACAGGTAAGTCTGTCGCTATTGCGGAAAAGGAAGGTCTTGCTACTGGTACGTATGCAGCTAAATATTCTCTGCACGTTAAGGGATCTCTGTATCCTAACACGATCATTAGCATCGGTGCAGTAGTAGCATAAGTGTATTCGACATTTAGTCGGTGAAGAGGGGCGGGTTTAACGGCCCGTCCCTTATTTTTAATGTAAAGGGGGTTTTACAATGGATTGGGATTCTGAATATAATCTAACTAATAGTCACTACGAAAATCCAAATTGTGAAATCTATTTTATGAATGTTCCGTTTGGTTCAGACTATAAGAATGTCGTAGATTTTCCTTCAAGGGATAAACAGATTGCAGCATTTAAAGCTATTGCAAAGAAACATTTAACCGGTGTGAATATCATTCGTAAGAATGGTGCTCTTGCAGTTCAAGGAAAACTTGGCGATTTTGAAGAGTTCAATTACTGTATGTATAGAAATACAAGTGTATCTGATAAATGGTGGTTTGCCTTTATCGTATCTCCTGCATATACTGCAAAGAACACAACAACTGTTTTACTACAGACTGATGTTTGGCAGAGTTATCTTTTCGACAGAAAACTTTACAGAGGTTATTTAGCACGTGGACACGTAAAAAAGTCAGATGATATAATCGGTAAATGGCTTGCTCCTGAAAGCGTTGGATTCCCTGCTGATGTTGAAGTAGACAAAAATGCATTTTCTGATTTTGACTTTACGCCTTCTTTGGTAATGGATGCAGTGACACGTACAACAACGCAATCTCCTCCTCAGCGTTACATTTACGGCGGTGCTGGTAGCGGCCAGAATATGACAGGAACGTTTAGATTTACGATTGATACAGCTTATGATGACATAAATGAAATCATTGCTTCTTGGTCTCTTGGTGAAGCTGATAAAACAACAATAAATCATTTGAATGATTTAATTGGATTCTCATTCCTGCCAAAGTGGGTTGTATCTGCTACTCCTAAGAGTACGTTTATGTTTTCCAGTGAGTATTTTACTTCAAACGCACTTGTATCTAAAAGTGACACAGTGTCTTTGAGTAAAAATACACTTGCAAGTGGCTATAAACCAAAGAATAATAAGATGTTTACAAGCCTTGCAAAAGCATATAAGATATGGAACAAAAACGGTTTAAGTATCCCTCTAAAACCTGAACTTTTAGCAAGTATGGACTCAGTGACATTGACTCTTTCAATGCGTCCAATGGGTGCTACTTATAAATGCCAAATTGTAGGATATAAAGATAAATCTACGCAATATTTCGATGCGCAGTATTCATACAATATCTCAATTGGTTTTAACTCAAACGTTGGTACTGCTCAGGCAACTGCATTGCAGGAATTGAAAAATCAGTCCGCAATCATTTCAACGCAGCAAGTAACAAACGGCATTAATACAGCAATGAGTCTTGTAAATGGTGCGGTTGGCGTTGGTGTTAACATTGCAAGCGGAAATGCTGCCGGTGCAATTATGGGTGGACTAAATACAGCCGTTAATGCAGCTACAAGCATTGAAAATCAACGTGTAAATAATGCACAACAAAACTTTAAGCAAGACGTAGCCGTTAATGATGCATATGCAAGCATCACAAAGAGCATTGGTAATAACAGTGACAGAACTACAATGACAAATGATTTTTGTAAAATCAGACTTGCAGACTGTTCTCCTCTTTATGATGAATGTGAAATTATTGATGACTTTCTTACTACTTATGGTTATGCAATTCAAAAGATTGAAAACATTGCGAGTTGGACCAATACACGTGATGTATGGAACTTCATTCAGACAAATGGTGTAAATTTGAAAATCAATGGATGCGCTTCTGATGAGTCGCAGCTTCGAGCAATCTTTGATGCAGGAACTACTATTTGGCACGGTCTGGATAACTACGGACATTATGAGAAAAATAACTCTTAAGAGGTGAGATAATGGCAAAAACGTCTAATCAATTAGACAGAATCTGGAATCCATTGACAAATGACTCATTGTCTGGATTTGGAAGTTCTGTTAATAATATAGTAGAAAACAACAATATCTACTTCTTGTATTTTGAAAATCTATGCCTTAATCTTTTCAAGTGGAAAGGTCTCCCAAAAACGATGGATGGAAACTTTTTGGAATACTGTCTATTTTGGGATGGAATGGCTTGCGCAGTAAAGGATCCAGTTCTCGGTGACGTTAACCTGCATGCTGCTCCTATTGGTAAATTGAACATTTATAATTTGCCTACAAAGATCCAGGGGTATTCGAATGATTTCCAAAGAATTTACGAGGATTTTTGCTTATGTCGTAATAATCAGCAAATGATTCCTACATCAATTTATGTTAAGCATTTCACTGATGTAATTGCTAACATTGAGCAAACAATTCAAACAAACCTACAGGCTCAAAAAACGCCTGTTGTATTTACCGGAAGTCCTGAACAGATTCAGGCATTGAAAAACACATATTTAAAATATGTAGGAAACAATCCTTACATTTTTGCATCTCAGGAATTCCAAGATGCAATTAAGATTGAAGCACTAAAAACAGACGCCCCATTTATTGCTGATAAGCTTTACGGTATGAAAAAAGATTACATTGATGAATTTATGACATTCATAGGTGTAAATTCTGTTACCGATAAGAAGGAAAGAATGATTACTGATGAAGCGAATGCAAACAATCAGTTTATTTCTTTGAACATGGAAACAATGCAAGAGTGGCGTGAAAGATTTGCAGAAGAGATGCGTGAATTCTTCAATAAACCTGATATTGAAGTTGTTCCAAATGTTCAGTCTGTAATTCTTGAAAATGACAAATTTTTTGAGGGGGGACAAGAAGATGGCGATGTATACGACGAGCCTGGAAGTTCTGGTAAATAATCTTTGCGATGACAGAAGTAAGTCATTAGACAAAAGAATTGAATCAGCACGTCCAAAGATCTTTGATTTTGATTATCCTGTCCCCGACAAGATTTGGGGTCGTGGTTTTAAAGAATACTTTGAAACTGCTTTTATTAATAAGTATTTGTTTATGGAGTTCGGTCAGGAAACTGTTGGTAAATGGAAACAGAGGGTAAAGGCTCGATTGCTTGAAGTAATGCCAAAGTATTGTGCCATTTACAAAATACTCGATTCCATTGACTACAATAAGGTCCTTTCCGATAAGGATTACTCACAAAAAACTGACAGTTCTGCAAACGGAAAGAGCGGTTCGAAATCAGGCGGTGCATCTCTTCCTGAAAATATGCTTGCAAAAGGCACTGTAGGAAATTTTGCTAGCACAGGGTACGCAGACACGGCAAGCATATCAAGAACTGATTCAGAAACAAACGCAAAGGGAACAGTTACCGTTACCGGACGGACGATTTCTCAACTTGCTGTTTTTGGCGAGATTGATGGAAACTTTAACGAATACTTTTCACAACTATTGGACGAATTTTCTGATTTGTTCATGGTACTCTATTTTTAACGGAGGTTTATTATGGATAAAAACATTAATTACATGATTGAGAAGTGCAGACCTTTTTGGTGCAATAGAACACTTCCTCAGGTGTATGATGACTCTCTCAGCTTCGAGGAATTGCTGTATCATATCTTTGCAAAGATCAATGAGTGCATTGATACCGTAAATTCATGGTCCGAAATGGCAAAAAAACTTGAATCTATTCTTAACGATATTGATGCAACTCTTAAGAAAGAGATTATTGCAATTCTTAAAAAGTGGTACGAGGACGGTACACTAAAGGAGATTATTAAGTCAACACTTGCTGACTACGTATCAAAGAACGGTCAGGCTTTAATGGCTATGGCGACTAAATCAAAAGTTCTTGATATGAAGAGAGTGTGGCGTATTACAAGAACTATGCAAGACGGAAATTCAAAATCAGTTGAACAGGAACATTATTCCTATTGTCAGGGTGCTTGCAAATTTTTACGAAATGGTAAAACATATTTTGCATTTTATCTGATTTGTCAAAACAACTCTAACATATACACGAGAAACGATAACGGTGAACTTGCTATTTATAATTTGACAGATGGCAAGTTTGTAATGTCGGATAACTTTTCTTTTGGGCACGGCAACGATATTTGTTACAATCCTGATGAAAACGCACTTTATGTTGCTTATAGTTCTGAATGGAAAAATTCAAACACAAGAAGCCCTTCTGCAAACGTTGCTAAGGTTCAGCTTTCCAGTGACATGAATTCTATGAGAGTGTCTGATACGAAAAACTTTTCTAAGTATCTCGAAGCTGTAAGTTCTGTTTCTTATGATGCTACAGATAAGAGCATGTATATCGGAGAAGGATTTGATATTTACAAGATCACAAATTGGGCAAGTGCTACTGCTACGCCGTTTCTGAATCTACAGAATGCAGTTGACGGCTATGCAAAAGGAAGTCGTTTCTTAACAAGAGGAGCTACTGTTCAAACAAATGCGGTTTGCGGAAATTACGCATATTTTCTACGATACAAGCCTAACTCATTGATCCGTTATAATATCAAAGCTGGTATGTTCGACATGACATACAGCATTCCTACAGTAATGTCAAACGGTATGTACCGTGTAGGAGAGTGTGAAGCGTTTACAATTGACACAAACGGAGACTTTTGGTTAATTGATACACAGCACCTGATGTATAAGCCTGTAAATGCTCTGGATATGACTCAGGTTTTCGTTGATAATCTTTGGAACTTCCAAGCACAAGGAACTGTAAACCCAGTTGCCTACGATCAGACGACTAAAACGCTTTATGTAGACGGAAGTAAAAACTATGGATATAATCCTGACGGAACATCTGATTATCCGTTTAGTAGCTTGCCAGAAGCTGTTGTTTTTTGTAAAACATCAGATTGGACCAGAGGAAAAACATGCTATATTAAGCTGAAATCTAATTCTATTTATCCTATTTTTTACACAGGAGGAGACACAACTCTGGTTCTACAAGAAGAGGATCCGTCAAACCTAAAGGGGTACTACATTGGCAACGTTTTCGCTGATGGTAGCAAAATCGTAATTGATAGCTTGCACATAAAGAATGTTGTTCCTTACGATATCAGTGATAAGCAATATCGTAACAGTGAAGGCAAGCTTGTTGATTATATTTCTGAAATTTGGAAATATTCAGTAATGGCTGGACGTGCTGCTGACATTACAATTCAAAGTGATACTTACTTTAGTAGAGAAGACAAAGCAGGATTAGCAAAATATCACGTCCATTTAAACAGATGTACGTGGAGAAATCCCGGTACAATCAAAGCTGGTAAACCAATTTTTTATGCCGAGAATTCAATTTGTAAAACTGCAGGATGGGTTACTGCAGATCCTGATTTATGCCCTTCATCAAATCTTATGAACTAACATATAGTCATATTGCACAATTAGAGAGCCTTAATTGGCTCTCTTTTTGTTTATTCATACAAACTTACAAAAATATAGCTAAAATGCCTTTTCTTGGTGATGTTATGTGTTATAATTATAATGTAGTCAGAAAGTGATGCTCAAAAAAAACTTTGAAAAAATTTAAAAAAGTTGGGCGAATTTTCAAAAATGTGACTATACCCAATTATGGAAGGGTAAATTTCCAAAATAAAACGAAAGGTGGTGAAACGCTAAAATGACACAAATGGACGATCAGTACGTGTTTGCTGGTTTAGTGATGATCGGATTTGTACTTGTAGTTGGTCTTGCAACGTTTGCAATTGAATGTATGGCAAACAAGTGGTACAGATACAAGCTAGACGAAAGCTACAAAGATTTACGAGCAATCTTTAAATTAAGGAACACAAAGGAAGCGAGGAAGTACCAGAAAGACGTAAACGATATCCTAGAAAGGATTGACAAAATTGAAAAAGAACAAACCAAACTCAGAAAATCCTGTGACAAGGCTCTTAAGAAATAAGGCCGGAGCAGCTTATTCACCAAGTGGTACTATGATTTTAATGGTAATAATGATTATCATAAGTTGTTGTACTGGTAAATTCATTCTAAGCCTAAACAATAAAATCGAAAGTGAGGTACAAAAAACTATGGCTTACAAAATGGACGACTACAAAAGAACATACGACGAACTACTGAAAGAATGTCAAGGCTTGTACGAATCAATTGATATGTACAAGAAAAGCTTAGATCTTGCAACTCAAGAAGCTAAGTTCCAACGAGAAGAAAAGAACAGAGCAATCATTGAACTGAATGCAGCACTCGATGATGCAAAGTTTTGGAAGAAAGCGGCAAAGCTGGCTCAGGAAGATGAAAAGAATTTTTCTAAGTATGCCGATGATATGCGTGCCAGTATCGAAGAATTGGTTTATCACCTGAACGATGTTGCACAAGATCCTGATTTGAGAATCAAGTCAGTGACATTTGACGGTGACACAATCAGAACAAAAGTTGAAGATGCTTCTAACTACTACGGAATGGAGGAATAAAAAATGTTTAAAACAAAACACCAGATGAAAATGTTGGACCTTATGTACAAACACGAACAGGAAAGAAAAGACTATGAAAGAAAACTATGGTCATATCAGTTAAAAAATATCAACCTTAAGAGGACACTTCGTGTTTTGTGCGATGTTATCCATCAATCACTAACTAGCGAAGAGTTTACAATAAACGATATTACATATCTCAAAGACAACAGTGGATATCTCAAAGACAACAGCGGATCAGTGATTATATCCACAGACAAAGGTAATTTGTTCATTAATAGATATGTCTGCTCAGCTGCAGAACAACCTGCAAATCAATCGAAAGAACAAGGAGCTGAACTATTTGAACTAGTAAACAGACTGCGCAATTTGGAGGACAAGTATGACGATTAAAAAAGCAGAAGTGCTCGGAGAGAAGATCCTACAAGCATTTAAAGAAGTCGTAAATATGAATGGGCATCCATTCTGTATTAAGGTAAACGGACTTAGTTTTGTTGCTCAAAACATTGAAGTCTATATGCCTTATTTGCTACTGTATCACTTCGTAGAAAATACAGAGCCATATTACACACTGGATCTTACAGAAGTTGAAAACGTAGAGATCCTTTACACAGTAAATTCAGAATTTCACAAAATTACTATTATGAAGAGAGGTTAAAAATTATGAAAATCAATCAAAAAACAATGACACTTTATTGTACAGAAAAAGAGTACAAAGTAATCGGAAAATTTTGGAATGCAGGATTTATTCATGTAAATCAAGGTTCCGATAAACAGCTTATTCGTCTTCCTCTTTTGACGGAAATGAGTCTGGATGACTTTAAGGCTGCATTAGAGTTTCTTCTAATCGAACGTCAAAATGCTATCGTTTATCCAGATATGAGATTTCTAAAAATAGATATTGTACCGGAAGATGAATTATATCATATTGATAATGTTGTCTATGATAAACAGTGTCAAGAAAAGAAAACTCCTGCAGATTTCGGTTTAAAAGCAAGAGTTGAATTCATTGGTGGAAATAATGAAAAACGTTATTGATGAACTGGTTGATCTGTATAATACAATTGGGTCAGCAATTGAATATACAGTTGACGCACAAATAAATGGGATAGAAGGTACAGACTATATCTGTCCTCATGTATATGGTCCTTTAAAAATTGCAATTCAAAGACTTAATAAATTGCTAGAAGAATCAGAGAAAAACTGTAATAGGTTTCACGATCATTTTGAAGAAATCACAGATATAGAATTACCTTTTGGAGAAGAAAATACAACTGCAGAGGACTTCGTGTCCTCTGCTATGGAGGAAATTGAAGATGCTACAGACTAATTTTTGGGATTATATGAAGTCACAAAGAAATATGACAAAAGAAATGTACGACAAACTCACAATTGATGAGCAAGTCGAGTTTTATGCAATGTATATTGCATTAAAAGCAAATGAAGCAAAACGCTTTATTAGGGCGGTGAGTCAATAATGGCTATTGATGCAAACGCTCTATTAGAGCAATTATTACAGAGGGAAAAAGCACTTGCAGAAAGAGAAGCTGCTCTTGCTAAACGTGAAGCTGCTGTTGCTGAAAGAGAAGCAAAGGCATCACAGGTTGAGTCTGAACTAAGGAGTGCGGCAACACAATTGGGTGTTCCGTTTCCTGGTTCTTCGATGCCAAAGAAGTCATTGCCAAAGACAACCGGAAATATTCCTCAACCTGACGTTAACGGAAAGATCAAGAGAGGTAAACCATTACGTGCCGAGGATGTACTTCCAGATGTAAAAAAGGTTGCTTATAAAGGTCCTGGAACTCTATTAGAACTACTTAATGATTACAAGGACGTACTTCATAATGGAGAGATTTCCATTATTACAAACCTTTATAATGACAACCCTAAAGAATTTCAAGCAATAGAGGAGTGGGCAAAAAGGACTGGTTGGCTTGAAACGCTTATGGATATGGCAGATGCTTATATGCCTAACACATACGAACAGAGCGTTAATGATTACGCTTATTACAAAATGAATGACGTAATCTCTGACTTCATTGATGAAGTAAAAAACAATTTTATAGTATGAGGTAAATTGTGGGTTATTCTTTGCATGAATTTGTTGCCTGTTTTGATACTGCAGAAGTTGATGATTACCAAATCGTCCGTGAGTGGGCGTTATCTGATACTGATGGCAATATTAAGACAGGCTCAGGTATAGAGTCATTTTTTGATGTTATAAAGTCTTTATGTTATAAATCTCCTATCGTCTATTTTCACGATTTAAGATTTAGTGCCGATTTCATTATAAGTTATTTATTTAAAAATGGTTATACCTGGCAAAGCAAAAATTACCTAAAACTTCAAGCAGGAGAGTTTTCTACAAACATTGCAATTGGTGGAGAAACATATGGAGTAAATGTTTGCACAGAATGTCAGAGAATAAGATTCAAGGCATCCAATAAGCTATTTAATGCGTCAGAAGATAAACTTGCCGCCGGATATGGGAAAAAGTCTTACGACGATTCATGTGGTATGTCTTTTACACAATGGAAAGCATCAGTTGTTGCTTATGTTTTAGGAGAGTTTAGAAAGGCAGGTTACAGAAAATACACAGCGGCATCTTCTGCATTATATGAGTTCGTTACTACAGCATTTCCAAGGAAGGATGGAATTGTTAAGTATCAGACTTCTCTTAATATGTTTAAGGAAAGGCATCAAATTACAGAAGAAGAGGACCAGAAAATAAGACAATCCTATTATGGAGGACTATGCTATTTAAACCCGAAGTTTGCAGGTAAAACAATACAAAACGGAATTGTACTTGATGCAAACTCAATGTTTCCTTCCGTAATGTATATGGAAAAGATGCCATACGGTAAACCATATTATTCAAAAGGAAAACCACACCTTACAGATCTTTATGATTTATACGTTTCAAAAGTTCGTGTAGATTTATCAGTAAAAGAGCGTGGAATACCGTTCCTTACAAACAGAAAACTTATTTCAGACGAATTAAGCTACAAGGATAACATTACAGACACACACGGAGAAAGCATTGAATTATGGCTTACAAGCGTTGATATTGAGAACTTATTCAATAACTATGACGTTTACAATATCGAATATATTGAGTCATATTCTTTTAAGTCTAAAAAGGGTGGTTACTTTAAGGAGTACATTGAAAAGTTCTATGCACAAAAGCAACGTCACAGACAAGAAGGTAATGAAGTCCTTGCATCTTTTGATAAGATCTTTCTTAATGGTTTGTATGGCAAATTTGGAACAAATTGCACTGTTTTCACTGTTTCACCACACGAAAACGACGATCAAACTGTAAAATATAAGTTTGCAGAGTATTCTAAGGCATCTATTCTTTACGTTCCATTAAGTGCATTTATTACTGCATACGCAAGACGTAAACTGTTAAATGCAATTGCAGATAACTATGACAGATTTATTTATTGCGACACGGACAGCATCCATTTAATCGGAACTGATGCACCGGTAGGAATAGAAGTCAATAGTGGTAAACTCGGAGCGTGGAAAGTAGAAACAGAGTTTACGAGAGCACGTTATCTAAAACCTAAACAGTACATTGAAGAATCTGTTAGTGGTGAGTTGATTATTAGAGCAGCAGGATTACATTCAAGTGCAATGAGATTTATCACATTTGATAATTTCGTTACTGGAAATGAATTCCCTGTTGAATGTGTTATTCCTGCAAAAGGTGGTAAAAAAATCATACAGTCATATTACACTCTGTAATAAATAATAAAGCATTCTATACTATTTATATAGAGTGCTTTTTTTTGTAAATAAAAAAAGGCCCCAGATTTCTCTGAGGCCATACGAAAGGAGATGTCCTACCTAGTAGGAAAACGAACAAACCACCTTGATGTCAAATTATTTTACATAATACTCTTTGCCGGAGATTTTATACCCTGCAATATATCCGCTAGGAATAGTAATCCAAGTGTAACCGCCTTTATCTTTATAGCCTTTACAAGTAACCCTCGTTCCAGCCTTTAGCACAGCGTATGTTTGATTGTAAGCATTCTTCTTTGCGTTTGGTGTAAGCTTACTGTACTTCATACGAGATCCATTCGGAGATGTCCGAACTTTCATATCATATTTCAAAGTGTAAACCTTACCAATTGTAAAGAGTGCACCATTCCTTTTTTTCTTTGCTCCAGGCTTCTTTCCTGTATAATATACAAGGAAAAATCCAGGATTCCTATCAGCGCAAGCACGCTTAAGCATAGTTTCTTTGACGATGCATCCGTACTCTGTCTTTTTAACGATACGTTTCGGTCTGTCAAACTTATCATAACGTGTAGGAGTTAGTGCAGGATCTGCAATGTAGATGCCTTTACTGTCTACTGCATACGCAAGAACAAAATGTCCTGTACTTGAAAACACGTTATAGGCATTACCTTGATTGCAAATAGCAACGCCACCACGCTTGATACATGCTGTAACTTTCTTTACGTCATTTGTCTTTTCGTATTTAAAAGCTTTGTTCTTTGCACAAATAGCCTTTAACAGTTTATCAACATCTGTACCGTCATAAATGCGAGCACCAGACTTTACGGCCAAATCACGCATACTCTTAACGGAGTACAGATTGCCATTGTACAGTGTGTCAACTGCCATTGTAGCACATACAACACCACAACCGGACGTTGAGATGCTTTTCGGCTCACCATTTGGTCTATTGTATGCAATATTACTATAATTTAATTGGTTGAAATATTTTAAACTCATTTACATCATGCCCTTTCATAAATCTCATTACACCCTAATTATACCAAAAGTATACTAATAAGTCAACACCAAATTATACACCGAGGATAATATAGAGATAAATACAGAGATAAATACAGAACAAGGCGACCGAGGGATATGCGTGCATAGACCGAGGGAGCCTACACATAACACTATACACTACACTACACTACACTACAATACAAAACACTACACTACAATACACTACAATACACTAC